CAACAAAAAGAATAAAAAAAAGCGGAATTTTTTACGTTCCGCCTTCCGACCGTGTTACCACAATCCAAAAATGATTCAGTAAGTGTTCTAATGGTAACTATCTGAATACGTTATTTACTAAAAAACTCTCCCAGCTTTTCAATTGACTTGCTGGATAAAGTGTTTCCGCTCATAAATTTATGCAAGTTAGGTTGTCTTATATCTACTAACTTAGAAAAAGCATTAAGGCTTAATTCGTGTTTTTGTAGGTAGTGTTTAACCATTAACCTTGTTAGTTCGTTTGCTTCGCTTAAAACCTTTGCTTGTTGCTTCATATACCATTTAAAAAGTCATCAAACTCCTTGCCGTAACTTGGCTTTCCAGCTTTTGGCTTCGCTTGTTCCTGAACTGGTTTAAAACTTAGGCTTTGAAACTTTCCTTTTTGTCCGTCTTTTACCCATGCTGAAACGTAATACTCAACACCTCCGATAGTTGCTTTTCCCTGATAGTGTGGATGCGTTTCTTTTTCTCTTTTGTCGTTAGTAAATAACGCTCCACTGTTGTCTCTTTTTTCCATTTTACTTATTTATTATTTATTAATCCAAATTCCATCTTTACCGCCATTCTTTTTTATTTCGTCTTTTGCGTAATTAATACGGTCTAACGTCGTGTCTAAGTCATCGGTTATAATCATTCGTGTAAACCCAAACTCATCGCCTATATCCTTTTTAAATAAAGATGCTTCATAATGAAACCACATTGTTTCGTTTAAAGGTGATGCACCAATATAATAAACTACTTCTTCTTCGCGTTTATATGCTTCGCTTTCTTTTAGCAGCTTATAAATATCGTTTACAAATTGAAAATAAGCCTCATTGCCTATAATACCTATAAACTCTTCTTCGTTAATTGTCTTTTCCATTTTTACTTTGTTTTAATATATAATCGTTTAAATCTTTCAACTGAGCAACAGAACTCCGTTATAGGGTTTGTTTCATATTGCCTAATTGTTTCGTACCAAAGTTTGTCTTTTTTAAAATCTTTGATTTGCACTATTTGGTCTCGGGTCGTGTTTTTGTAGTAACCCATTATTTGTAAGTCATCTTTCATTTTCATTGAAATTTTAATAGTTTATAATTCATTCTTAATTTATCCTTCCATTCATTGCATTCGTTTTTATAAGCCTCACAAACCGCTCTAAATTTTCCGTATGTAGTGTATTTTGAATAAATTATTTTTTCGGCTTTTAATTCGCCTATTCCTTTAATACCTTTAATATTATCTGAAGCATCCCCAACTAAAAATAACTTACAAAGTAAATTTTCACAATCTGTTTTTGTCATATGTTTAAATCCTTTGCGTATTTTATATTCAGTTCCTTGTTCATCGTATTTTTTTAATTGGTAATAATCAAAATGTAAACCTTCAATTTGTTTTAAATCTTTATCTATTGAGCAAATAATATAATCATTTACGTCCATTAATTGAGCATGGTAATAAATTAAATCATCAGCTTCATATTCATCGTGTGCAAATGAATTTTCTAAATACTCTAATAAGTAATTACGTAATTCATTAACCCATTTGTTAGGCTTTTTTCTATTTGCTTTATATTCCTGATAAATTTTTCTCCTAAAATTGTTTTTACACTTTGTAAAAAAATACATTGTTTTTTCTATTTGAAATTGCTGTTCAATATCATTTAAAATATCAAAACTTATTTTCTCAAATCTATCATAAGCACGTTGTATAATTTCCATTTCTATTTCAAAACGTAATAATCCATTACAATACATTTCTTTTATTTCAGAATAAGTAATAACCTTATATACTGCTTGATAAATAAGACTATCAGCATCAAATAAAACTACTTTTTTCATAATAATAAAAGCGCTTTTTGTTGTAACTCGGTTAACTCAAATTTAGCTTGCAACTGTTCGATAGTAAAATCACCGTCTTTTATTGCTTGTAATGCTTTTTCAAAACGTACACTATCTATTTTTTCAGCTTTTTTATTATCTTTTGAATCGGGATCGCTTTCTGTTTCATCAATTAAAAATAAACCATTTAAAGCGTATTTACGTGCGTAGCTTGAAGCTGTGCCCGTGCATTGTTCAGATGACATACCCTTATGTTCGCCAAGTTCTGCCCAACCTAAAACTTCTGCTATGCCGTCATCGGTTTTTAAAGTTGCCGTTGCTTTTAAAAATAACTTGTTGCCTACTTGTTCAATACTATCACTAAGGATTAATGTTGCTCCGTGTTTTAGTAAGATAGGTTTTGCTGATTCTAAGATTTGTTCAGCACTACGATATTTGTAATTTCCGAACTTGTTTAAACTTCCCTTTGGACATTTTAATTCTGCCTGAATTTCTAATAACTTTTTCATAATATAAATTTTAATTGTTTTACAAATATAACTATTCTTTTTAATATAACAATGGATAAATAAAAAATATGTAAATTAATTTATTATAACAAAGTATAAACGCAATTAAAACTGCGCCTATACAACTGTTATAAAAATTTTCTTAATCCAGTTGCACATCGTTCAATGCTGTTTGCTCGTTCCTGAAGGCTTTGGATTTGTTCTTGGATAGTCTGCTTACAATCGCTTGTAAAATAGCCGTGTGACGTCGCAATAAGTGGTATTATTCCATTTGTGCGAATGTAGTTAACTATCTTACGTAAACGAACACCAGTCATTTTAATTTTATAACCTCGTGCTAAAAGATATTCGTTTAATCGGGTTACTATTAATTCACTTTTAATTGGGTTCGCCTTTTTGTAGTTTCTGAATCCGTGAACTACTATCGGTAGTATTTCCATTTCTTCGCTTGTAAGTTCGTGTGTGAACTCTTCAAAATTTGTTACTGACATAATTTTAGTTTTAATTGTTGATTCAAAAGTAATTATATTTTTTAATATAACTCTAATTCTTTTATCTTTTTTTTATAAATCTGCATTAATTCTTTTAATTCCTCTTTTGTAAACTTTCGTGTTTTATGACCTTCCGCTTCCAAAAGTGTTAATTGTTCCTCTCCTATCTTGTTAATTAATCCTTTGCGATATTCAATTAAATTGCCTGAAAGATACGTGTTGCAGTGTTCACATTGTAGGTGAACATTCAACTCATTAAAGCGAACGTTCCAATGATTGTTAGCGTTGAAGTAATGACCTGCGTTTTCTTTTAATGGTTTCTTTTGGCAGCTTATACAAACTTGACCTTTATCTCGTAATCTGATATATTTGTTAAATATTATTTGAGTAGCTTTAATTAGTTCCTGAACAGTCTCAAGATCGTTCTTCATTTTAGCTTTCGTCTTTTTCCAGGTCTTCGCCTTTTCGGATTCTACCCAAACACGGACGCATTCATCTTTTAAGCAGTATTTTTGCAAGAACTTAATAGGCTCGAATTTCTGTTTACAATGCTTACAGCGTGACATCTTTAAAATTTAATTGGTTTTGTAATTCTTTATTTTTAAATTTCTCCTCCATTAATAGCTTTTCAAGTCTAAAATTTTGCTGTAATGCTATTCTAAGTTCCTTTTCCATAGCATCGTAACTTATTTTTACTTGTTGTAAGTCTGCTAAGCTACGTTCCATTGAATGTATTAAATCATATCTATTTGAAGCACGTTCTTTTATTTCTTCAAGACTTAGTTTAATCTTTAAATAAGTAGTGTCTAAGTTTACTTTGCCAGTTATAATTGTCAATTCATCCATTTATTCGTGTTTTTGCTTGTTATAATAATCAAAACGGAACATCTTTATTATTCATTTTTTCTGAAAACGATTTAATTTCTTTTCCGTTTACTATATCGGGTTCAATCAAAGGTAGTTGTTTAGCTGGAAAACTATTTGAAACAGTTACAGATTGTAACGGGTTGCGTTGTGCGTAAATCTTACGTCCAAAAGCATCAATCATATAGTATTGATATTTTTCTAAGTCTAAATACATTTTGTAGGTTCCGTTTTTTGATACGCCTTTCGGTTTGCTCTTTGCAACTTTTAAATGAACTTCGTTTTCCTTTGCTACCGTTCCATCGTTCAATAATAAGTCAGTTGCTGGTCTCCAAAGTATTAAAACGCTTAAACCTTTTCTAAACCACACTTGACCGCCTGCAAAATCTCTTGCGCTTGCAATAGGAAAATAGCTTAATTCAGTTCCTGCAATAGTTTTACCATGAACTAACGGTTGGTCTCTAACGTGATTTATAATACAGTTATGTCGATTCGTCTTTCTTGCGTTTTTTCTTGCAAGTCCTAAAATACGGCTAAGATATTTATCCTCACGTCCTAAGTCAGAATGTATAAAGTTTTCAGTTAGTTCATTCCAAGGGTCAATCGTTGTAGTGTGAATCGTTATTTCGTGTTTACGTTCAATCTCATCTACTAACTCATAAAACTTTTCAAGTGTTAAATCTTCATCTATTGGGTCAATTACAATAAAGTGTTCATCAATAAACATTTGAGCCCTTACCAATTCAGCGTTATTCATTCCGTACTCACCTTGAGTATAAGGTTTTCCGATATACTTATAACAAAGCTCTGCGTAAATTTCGGCTGCGCTCCCAGTTTCAGGTGAAAATATGACATGATTCCAGTTATGTAAACACGAAAGGTTTATAAGAAACTCAAACCATAATTCTGTTTTACCACTTGCTGGAGCCGCTCCGATGTACGTTGTGCAACCCTCTTTTATTGTGTAAGGCAATAACTCCCAATCCCAACCTATTGATTTACCTTTGACTTGCTTTTCGTGTCTAATGGTAAATAATTCTTCGTTTAATTCGTTTAATTTTTTATACATAGCTTAGTCAAATATAATTCGTTCTTTTTGTATTTCGTGTTTCTTTAAAAATGGTAGTGTGTTATTTAATTTGGACTTCCAATTTACTATTTTTTTATCATTACCATCTTTCCAATCATTTACTACCCAACTATCGTATTTAAGTTTTACTTCTTGTTGAATAATATTTGGAACTTGACTAACCGCATAAGCTAAAAATTCAGAGAACTCAGGTATATATATTTCTTCTTTTAATTCTTTTAATTCTTGTTTGTTTCCGTCTGCTTTATTATTTGGTTTTCTATTTGGTTTGCTATCTGCTTTACTATCGCATTGATATTCTTTGTAATTAACTATTGATATTAAGGTAGTTACGTTAGTTTTTTGCCTTACTATTTGGTTATCATTTTCAAGCATTTGCATAAACCTTTCCACTTTACCTCTTGACCATTGCCAACGTTTACCCAAAGTATCTAAATCATAGCCTATTTGACCTACTTTTACTTCAACACGAATACCACGTTTAAAGAAATAATTATCTGAATGGTTAGCAATTAATAACATATCTATCCAAGCCATTGACCTATTGAATGGCTCTGAAAAGTATAGCGGATTTTCCGTTATCTTTCTATGAAGTTTTATCCAACCGCTCATTTTGATTTAGGTTTAAAGTTTCTTAAATTAGAAAAAGGCATATATAAACCATTACATATATTTTCATTTTGAAAAATTGATAAATATTTAATAATTCCTCTTTCAGATGCGTATGCTTCTTTTTTATTATCAAAACTTTCCAAAATAATATAAGAATCAAAATGCTTATTTCCCCAATGTTTATACAATCTTCTTACGACATTTGTAGATACCCCAACATATATTGGAGCGTTAATTTTTTTGTTTACCAAAATGTAAACGTGCCACTGTGTTTTTTCTGTTTTCATATTTACTGCCCTAAATTAAAAAACGCCTTTAAATTTTCGGAGGGCAGTCCTACTCATCTAAAAGCGTTTGAATAATGTTTTTCAAGTTCCTGCCCGAACGATTACAAATATAATAATTATTTTTTAATCAAACTCAAAATTCTTATAAAAATTGTTTTACGTTATTTGTATATTTTGAGTGCTAAAAGTTACTAAAGGTTTTTTTTCCATTTGTTCAACATAAAATGTTAAATCTCTTAATAATTCTTTTGCTGTTTCCAAATCTAAAACAGTTGATTCTCCATCATAATTATTTTCATCTTCTATTGAAATAAATAATTCGTTTGATTGAGTAATAGTCATTTGTAATTCCATGCTTTCATTTTCAGAAAGTTCACTTCCGTAATAAAATTTTTTAATCATATTCTTCGTTTTTGTAATAATTATTCGATACGTTAACACGAACCTTCCACCGCTTTATTTTACGATAGTCAATCTTTTGCTTAGGGTTGTACAATATAAGAACTCTCATAGCTTTTCTATTTTATAATCCCACTCAATATATTGTTGCAAAGTGTCAAGTTCATTTTCTTTGCCAGTGTAATCATAATCAACTTGCCTTAAATATCCATCACCATTATCAAAACAATACCACCAAAAACCACCATTTGGCTCCACTGAATCTTCTAACCATACTCTATAATTTTTCATAGCTTTTCAATTTCAGTAACTGCTTCTTTTAAAAACTTAATTCGTGTTAATGTAAGCGTTTCTTGAATACGCTGGTGGCAAGTAAAGATAGCGCAGTTTTTAGCTACCCTATAATCTTTTATCCCAAGCCCAATATAAAACTTGTCTACTAATTCTACTGCAAATTCTTTAGGTGTCATACTTTAGATTTAATTATTATTACGTCTTTATTTACTACAAAGTTTCGTGTTTTTTTATACTCTTGCATAAATTGAAGATAGCGTTTATTTTCGTTTCCGTCTTTAATCATGTCTTCAAAATATTCTTTACCTTCCATTAACTCGGACTTCAACCTATTAATCATTATTTCTAAACAATCAAAGTTCGTGTATTCAAAGCTTACTGTTACTCTTTTAGCTTTCATATTCTTGTCCATGTTTTATTATCCTCATTCCACCTAACGTTATACGCCTTAGCCTCACAAACTTTCATATAAAGCTGCATATTTAAACGTCCCGTGTTTTTTTTCTTTTGGTCATGCCAGTAATTAATAATTTCAATTAAAGTTGGCTTCGTGTTTTTATTCGTTCTCATGGCATTAAAATAAAAAGTGATACCAACATACCAAACGTACCGAGAAACAGCGTTAAACCGAATGTAACGACCTTTAAAAACTCTTTGTGTTCATCGTTCGCTGGGGTAACTTGGTCTAACAAGCCTAAAAAGTAATTTTTCATAGTTTAAATATTTAATTGTTTGGACAAATATACGTTATATTATTTAATATAGTTACATTTTTTTCAGATATTTTTTTTCAGAATTAAGAATTAGCAATAATTGCTTACGGGGGTATCCCTTAAAAATTTAATTTATTTATACATATATACCCAATAGGAGTATTTCTTAATTCTTAATTCTATAAACTAAAAAACCCCTACCGAAGCAAGGGTTTCTCATTAACAATTAAACTATGAATTATGAAATCAATGCAAATATACTACTTTAATCGACGTAGCAAAATCTTTTTAACGATATTACCA